AACGGGAACTAGGCGAACGCCCTGTCGAAATCCAACTGCACTACGTTCAGTTTGGAAAGACCCTAACTATTGAAGTGACTGACGCTGACGTTATCTACGCTGAAAAGCGTGTTCGTGAAGCGTGGTCAAAGATTGAAAACTGGTACAACGCCGGATACTTTCCACCAATCGCCAACAATCTGTGCGATAAGTGGTGTTCGTTCAAAAACATTTGCCCGTTATTTACAACGGTTTCTGACGACCCTTTCTAAGTCGGTTCCACCCCATCAGGTGTTTGACACTTGACATTTCCAAAACACCATTTACGCTTTCTTTGTCAAGACCATTGGGTTACCTACTGGTCAAGCAGAAAGTGAATTTATGGCTCGCAAACTAGTACGCCTTAGCATCAAGGAAACGTCGGGTGTTGACCACCCTGCGCACCTCCACGATGGTTGGGTCGTTATGAAGTCTGCAAACCCAGAAGAAGCATCTGCCCTGCTTGACGAAATCCGTCCTACTGAAATCGTTGCCGAAGCACCCGTCGTTGAAAGCGTGGAGTTTGAGGCACCTGTGGTGGAAACCACGGAAACGTTTGAGTTGGAAACCGCCAAGGCAGCAAACGCTGTTTTGGAAACCCTCAGTAATTTCAAGAAAGAAGAAATTATGTCACAGTTTTCTGCGATGGACACCGATGTGACCATCTACTCAGGGGCTGCGAGCGAGGCTGACATTTTGAAGGCTATGCCACAGGCTATCCGCAAGATGTTGGACGAGGCTTCGGCATCTGCCGAGGTTGCACTTCGTAAGGCTGCCGCTTCGGAAGCCGCCCTCATTGCCGAGCGTGAAGCCCGTGCTGATGAGGCTGCGGTTATCAAGGCTGCTGCTTGGTCGCACCTCAACATTGACCCCACCATTGTCGGCCCAGCGCTTCGTCGCCTTGCCGAGTCCGATGGCACCCTTGCTAACGAGGTTGTCAAGGCACTCGACAGTGCCAACGCCCTGATGGACGCTAACGCTGTCTTTACTGAAATCGGTTCAGACGCTGTTGTTCCTTCGGACGACGCTTTCTCAAAGATGGAAAACTTGGCTAAGGCCGCTGTTGCTTCTGGCACTGCCCCTTCGTTCGAGGCCGCTTTGATGTCAGTTGCGCAGTCGAACCCCGACCTGTACACGCAGTACCTCAACGAGAAGGCTCGATAGTCCATGGCTTTTGAACAGAACCCATACGCTGTAAAGGTCACCCTTACGGCTGACAACTCGCTCAGCAGCACCATCACCAACGGCATTGTGTCTTCGTCGGCACAGTTCAAGTTCGTGAAGATTGCTGGCAAGACCGCTACCATCACCGGCAACGTTGTTTCCGGTACGACTTCCATCACCGGCGTTTCGTCGCTGGTCGGTGTAATCACTGGTGCCAACGTTTCTGGTACGGGTATCCCCTCGGGTGCCTTTATCACCAACGTGAACATCAGCGGTACGACGTACAGCATCACGCTGTCTGCGCCTGCCACTGCTGCGCAGTCGTCTTGCACCTTGACGATTATCCCTTCGTCACAGCCTTACCAGAACGGCCCAGTCGCCACCGCAGTTTCGGCTTCGACTGACCGCCCAATCGGTATCCTTCAGAACCAGCCAATTACCAAGTTGACTTCCACCTCGAACGTGCAAAGTTTCTCAGAAGCCGAAGTCACGATTTCTGGTGTGTCAAAGGTTATCGCTGGTGGCGTTGTTACCGCTGGTGACGCAATCACGATTGACTCGCAGGGTCGTGCTGTCACGGCGACGTTTGCCACAAGCACCACCTACGCCCCCAACTCCTACTTTGTACTCGGAACCGCTTTGACCCCCAGCACGGTTGCTGGCGACGTTATTACCGTCGCTGTTGCCGCCTCTGCTGCTGGTCGTGTGGCTTAGTCAGAAAGGCTAGTGAAATAAAATGCCACAGCCATCAGTAAACAACGTTCACATTGACGCAATCTTGACCAACATCTCGGTTGCGTACTTGCAGAACACCAACAACTTTATTGCCGACAAGGTTTTCCCTGTGATTCCTGTTGACAAGAAGTCCAACCTGTACTTCAAGTACACCAAGGACGACTGGTTCCGTGACGAGGCTCAGCGTCGTGCTGACGGTACGGCTTCCGCTGGTTCAGGCTACGGTCTTACCACGGACACCTACCAAGCCGACGTGTTCGCCTTCCACAAGGACATTGGTGACCAGACCCGTGCTAACGCCGACAACCCCCTCAACCCTGACATGGAAGCGACCCAGTTCGTCACCCAGCGTCTGCTTCTGCGCCGTGAGGTTCAGTGGGCTACCGACTTTTTCCAAGCCGGTGTGTGGGGTACTGACGTAGTTGCCGGTGCCTACTCTTCGGGTGGCACCACTTACGTCCCTGGTACGACTAGCACCATCAAGTGGTCGGACTACACCAACTCGCTTCCCATCGTGGACGTTGAGTACGCTAAGTACGCCGTGTTGCAGAACACGGGCTACGAGCCTAACACCATGGTGTTGTCCTACCCCGTATTTCAGAAGTTGAAGGCTCACCCCACGCTGGTTGACCGCTACAAGTACACCCAAGCCGGTGCCATTGTCACCGAAGACCTGCTTGCGCAGTTGTTCGGTCTTGACCGTGTGCTGGTTGCCAAGGCAGTCGTAAACACGGCTGACGAGGGTGTCTCGAGCAACTTCAACTTCACCGCCAACAACAACGCCCTGCTGTGCTACAGCGCACCTAACCCCGGTCTTATGACCCCCTCGGCTGGCTACACGTTCATGTGGACTGGCGTTTCGGGTGGTCTTGGTACGACTGTCGGTGTTAGCCGCTTCCGTATGGAAGAACTCAAGGCTGACCGTGTTGAAGGTGAAATTGCCTTCGACGACAAGGTTGTCGCTGCCGACCTCGGCTACTTCTGGAACAGCATTATCTAAGTTCCAAAAGTCTCAAGTGGGAACCCCCTGCCTTCGGGTGGGGGGTTTCTGCTTTGTAGCGTGGTATAGTGAAAAGTATGACTACACCCACACACCGTGTCGCAAAGTTCCTCCCTGCCGGTTCCGTCAATTACCACGTTGGCGACCTTGTAGATGCTGGCGATTGGAATAACACGCCAATGCTTGTAAGTACCGACTACCTTATTCCCCTTAGTAAAGGTGAAATCGAGGCACTACAGGCGCAGGAACAAACGTCTGAACCAGAACCTGAACAGGACGATGCCGAAGTGATTATTGAAATCACCACGCCCCTGAAGAACAAGGCAACGGCTAAGAAGGCTACTGCTAAGAAGTAGATTTACAAATACGTCAGGTATCGTTGTATTTGACTATGCGGTTATTTATTTCCGGCCCTATGAGGGGCATTCCCAACCACAACTTTCCAGCATTTGAAGAAGCACGGCTTCGTCTACGCAATAAGGGAAATGATGTGTACTGCCCTGCTGAATCAAATGTAGCGTCCGAAACGCCAGAAGAATTGTCGGCGTTGATGAAATCACACTTGGAACAACTGCTGAAATGTGATGCCGTAATTGTTTTGCCTGGTTGGTCACGAAGCGAAGGCTCCAAAGTAGAAATCACCTGTGCCGTTGCATCAGGTATTCCTATCTACGCCTACCATAAGCATCGCCCCGAAGTATTGGAACTGCTTACTAACGTAAAAATCATTACACGGGCAGAAATCCTAAATGTCTAAGGATATTTGGACTGACGGAACAACACCAGATTGGCACGACCCTACCAATCCGTGGAACGACCACCCATTTGTACGCACGGGTGGCGAACTAACTCGTGGTGAAAAGGCTGCGGATGCGGTACGAAACAAGATGGGTAGTTGGGGATTTGTCGGCACTTTCCTTACTTTTATGGTTATTTGGGCAGTGCTAAACGTTTATTGGCTGAATAACAGGGGATTTGACCCCTACCCCTTCATCTTGCTCAACCTGTTTCTTTCTATGTTGGCTGGACTGCAAGGTGCAATTTTGTTGATTGCTGCCAAACGTGCTGATGCTGTATCTGCCGAACAAGCACTAGCCCACCTGAACCTATCCCGTGACAGTAGTGAAATACTGCAAAAGGTCGAACGAGAACTTGCCCGTAATACCAAACTGACGCACGATTTACACGCACTACACGCTGAATTGCGGAAGTTATTGGAAAACCCAAATAGTGTGAAAGAATAGAAACAGCACAAACCTACAGGAGCAAAAGTGGCGCAGGTATTTTTCAATCAAGGGTTGACCGCCATTTTCAACCAACTTTTGATTCCTACGTCTGGTTCTACCCTTCAGGAACCTGCGTACTACGTTGGTCTTTTCACCGGATTGAGTGGCACAACGGTTCCCGACCCCAATCAAACCCTTTACTCACTAAACTACAATGGGTACGAAATCTGGGGCAGTAGTGGCAACTTGGCATCTGGCTATTCCCGTCAGCCCGTGACGTGGAATGAAGTTACTACTGCTACGTCATACATCGTGCCAGACATTTCCACCACTACATCTGGCAGCGCAAACATTGGCGATTGGTTCATTGGACTTTCTAGCACCGCTGGCGTGTCTGTCGGAATGACAATAGACATTGGTTTTGGAACCGGCGTGGACGATATTCGGGTCATCACCGGCATCAACGGTTCGTTAGTCACCCTTTCATCGCCAATTTCCAATTTCGCTTGGGAGAATGGCACCACTGTCTACATTGGCGACAGTGTAAACGGTCAAAAGTCCACAGGCAATCAAGTCACTTTCACTGCTACGGGGTCATGGCCGCAAGTTAATGGCTATTTCATCACAGACTCCGCTTCCAGCACAACAAGTGGAAACATTTACTTTGCCGCCAATTTTGCCGATGGTTCAGCAACCAACAATGGCCCAACTTTAGGTGCAAGCGACACGCTAAAGGTCACGCCCACTTGGTTGCTGAGCAACTAAGGATGACCCGTCGAGGGTGAAATGGCACGTACACCGTACACACTGAATAGTTATGTAGGCGAACCATACGCCGCTGTACTAACAACGTCTATTGGGTCTGCCGACACTACTATTTCACTAACCTTCAACGAAGGTATTGGCTCGTGGACGGGATTGGGTGTTGACGGTGGTTTCTACCTTGCCATTGACTACAACATGGTCAGCGAAGAACACATTTACGTTCCGGCAGGGTCATACGATTGGGCAAGTTCTACCGTTGTACTAAATGATGTTGTTCGTGGATACGACAATGGTGGAAATGGCGTTCCTCACGATGCAGGTGTAGCGGTTGTTCCAATTATCACCGCAACAGATACACGGGAAGCCAACTACGTGGTATCCCAAACCGTTGGTCAAATCCAAAACTACGGCGACCTTCTTATCGGGGCTAGTGAAAACACCCTCGAGGCGTTGCCAATCGGAAGCCCTAATCAAGTATTAGGTGTTAGCCCAGACGGTTCTACATTGGAATACCTGACTGTCTACGGTCAGCAGGGGCCACA